TTATATCCCTTATGGCTCTGGCTATAATTCCCATTTAACAACAAAGGGCAGACGTTTGCCGTCCGCCCTTTTATTTTTATAGGTGAATGATTCTATTTCTCAACTGCGAGCAATTTCGCGGCCTTCGTATTCGGATCTTCAATTTCTGCAACCGTAGCCTGCTCGCTTTTCTCGCTTGGGTCAGCCTTTGTAATTTCAGGCATCAGATCCTCTTTCGCAAAGGCTGGCGGGGCCGAAACCACCACCATGCTTTTTTCAAGTTTTACCTCCTGAAGGTATTTCTCCTTTACGAGCTTATCGGCTTGCCCTCTTTCGAAATGATTCTCTGTAACGATTTGTCCGGAATGGAAAATCTGATTTCCGGGGCCGCCGAGAGAAAGCGATATAACTTTGTAATGCTTCATTTACGCGCAGGCTTTGAAGGTGTAAAGCTGATCAATTGCAACAGGGATCGGCATGGCTGCTGTTTGGATGTCGATAACGTGGGCAACCAAACGTGGGTCGCGGAACTCGTTAACAACATATTCCCCCTGTACAGGCTGCATTCCAGGCTGGTCGATCAACTGCGGAACCGCAGCGTGAACCATAATGAAACGCGGCTCCGAAGGCAATACAATGACCTGTTTCGGATCAATGTAATATGTTGGAGTGGATGTTCCTGGGGCATCGTAAATCTGTGGGTATGCAAACAGCTGAATCTTGTAAGATCCTGCGGTTATGATTCCATGGAAGGTCGCCCCTTCAGTTCCGCGTACCGGGCCAATCACCTGGTCAAGTGCCATATTGAACAGATTCTGGCGGGAGGTGAATTTGGTGTTTGCAAGCAGGTCGGTCAACGCCTGGTGTCCAAGGATGGCTGTGAAAACACCATCAGGGGAACGCCCAACGGTTCTCAGGAAAACTGCCGCCGCTTCAAAAACAGCGAACGGATCAACGTTGTTTGCAAAATAATTTCCTGCTCCAAGATCAACCGTTGATCCAGCCTTACGCTTGAAATTGATATTCGTTCCGGAAGTAAGGGTGAGTATCCCGGTGGTAAGAACCTGTGAACAATACAGCTCTTTAGTGCGATCCATTTTGTCCTGAAGGATTCCCAGACGGTCGGAGACCTTGTTCATCAGGGCCGCAAACATTTGAGTATTGGTGTTGCTCTGTGAACCCAATACGCGATCATAGAGATCGAGTTGGGTTGCATCAAAGAACTCGCGCAAGAGGGGCGGTTCGAAAATCTTTTCAGTACTGTTGGAAAACGTATTACGGTTTCCTTCCGTTCCCCGGAATACATCGACCGCAATCGGCTCCCCCATCCTTTCAACCTCGATGGATACGAGTTTGGTTGGTGTCAGCACGTTCTTGAAAAAAGAACGCAGGAAGTTTGTGGGCTTATTTCTCTGCTGATAAACATCAGCGAGTGTTTTGGTAAAGAGAGCCCTGGCATCAACAACTGAAATATCCATAATGTGGTTTTTTTACGGGTTTGAAATTCTTGGTTTACTGATTATCGGTTTGGGTGAGTTCGCTGCCTGGTACGATCTTGATTCCCATGGAACCTCCGGTCAGAAGATCGAAGATGGTCTGGCTGCGCGCGGCAATTACCGTGGCGAAAGTGTCAGGGCTTTGGAGAACGATCTGCTCTTTTGCAACGTCACCGGCAATACAAACGGTAACAGGAACTGAAGCTCCAGCAGCAATGCTTGTAAGGTCGCAAGCAAGAACGCCCATCGGGATCTGAGAACCGTCAGTGGCTCCGGAAGTCATCGGGATAACCGTTCCGGTGGCGGTAATACGCCCCATTACTGTTCCGGCAGGAATACTTACAGCAACGTATCCAGAATTGACATACGTCTCATTCTGAAAACGGTTATTGTAAATAAAAATCTTCGCCGTGTTGTAATTGGTAATCGCCTGCTGGCCTGTATTGAGAACCTGATTAGCTGAGCTCATGAGTTTGCTTATTTAAAAAGTTGTTTTTTCGAATGATTATTTCTTATCCAGGCCGAGTTCTTTTCTTACTGCCGCCTCAACGGTTGTAAGCCTTTTATCGTCTGCTGTTGCTTCCTTAGAATCCGGCTCACCGGTTTTAACAGGAGGAGTTGCAACCGCAGCAATTTTTGCCAGAACTTCCGGGCTGTTCATCTTGATAACCAGTTCGGAAGTTTGGGTCATGGTAAGTTCTTTACCTTCGAGGATCATTGCTTTCACCCCCTTTGGATCCGCATCCAGAAATGCCAGAATGGAACCAACGCGGTCTCTTTCCTTTTTCATTCCTTTTTCTACCCCTTTTGCAAAAAGTTCTTTATACAATGCAGGGTGTTCGGCTTTAAATTTGATCAGATCCATGGGTTTAGAATTTGGTGGGTTGTTAATGGGAGGTTTTGCGGGGTCAATCGCCGCAGCAATATTATACATGCGCTCGTTAATTGCCCTGATTTCAGAAGCATTAACAGCAACGACTTCATCTACCAGGCCAATTTTTTTGGCCTCATCGGCAGACAACCAAACATCCAGGCGTTCGGTTTTTTCAAAAATGTCTTTTATGGAAACCCCTTTGAGTTCCTTCAATTTCGCGCCGTCAATCTTTTGCTCCATCCTTTTGCGGAGTTCGACATTTTTCTTATTAAGAAAATCCTGATCATCCGCGCTGTTTACCGGCCCATCGGCCCGGTGAAACATGATATCGGAAGTTTTGAGGGCAACAACATAATCAGCGAAAAGAAGGGCAATGGCAGATGCGCTTGCAACCAGGCCATCCACCTTTAGGGTAACATTGCCGGTTACTTCGGTCATCTTTGCGTAAAAGCCCCAGGCTGCGAAAACGTTACCGCCGCCGGAACACATACGAATGGTCATATCCTCATCCCCACACGCCTCCATACGCTCCATCAAATCCTTGACAGACCATGTATCGATTCCAGTATAGAGATAGAGTTCTTTTCCCATTATGCTCGTAAAAATAAACGTTGTCTAATTATATTAGACAATGCTTTCCATTTGAAATGGAATAAATTTTATATTTGCAGCATGCGAACCAAAAGAGAGGTAAAGGATTTTAAAAAGAAAGGGCTGACACCCGAGTTGAGAATTACCGGGGTTCCGGAAGAAATTCTCGATCAGTTACACAACATTGCCAAGAATGAAGGCAATAATTTATCGGCCATTTTAAAGCCGCATCTCAGAAAGATTGTAGAAAGTTATCCGGAAAGAATGCGGAGACCTCCGCAAAACGATTAATTGTTTTTCTTTGGCTTTTTCCCTTTAGCTGGTTTCTTACCAGGATTTCCTCCAGTATTACCACCGTCCGGTTGAACAGTCATCGGCTGTTCAAAGATTTTAAGATCCTTCGATTTCTGAAGTTCCTCGGCATATTGCTCCATGTTATGATTAGCCTCGCCTCCACTCAGTGCTTCAGTGGCAGCCTCAAGAGTTATGAGCGGTAAGCTTTCCCCGGTTAAACCAAGCTTTTCCCGGATGGCTTTTACTTCTTTAACAGGATCGATATGAGGAACCGGCGCGCCAATGAATCTTGATTTTAGATAGGCATCCACAACCATTGAATCGCCAGCATATAAAGCCGCCAAATATCCCGGAGCTTGTATTTTGTTCTGGAGAACTTGAATAGTAAACCAGAAGGCGTAAACCTTCCTATAAAAATTAAACGAATCCCGGTCAACATCAAGGGTATTCTGCCAATCCATAAGGGCCGCCCTCGAAGCTGAAAAGCTATCCTCGTACTTTGAAAAGGCAACGTTTGGAGGTATTTGAACTGCGGCACACGCCTGTTCTGACATAACTTTAAAAAATGGCGCAAAAGTTAATTCCTGATCGCTTTTAAGCTCTTTTACTTCAGAATCAATAGGCAAATTAAATACCTGCTTTTGAGTCGTTGCCGCGATTGTATTTGCTAGATTATTGCCTACAGTATCCTTCGCCATATCCTCATTCCGGGGATTGCTTGAATCAAAAGCTTTAACGAGTTGTTTCCCGAAAGGATTCTCGCCGGTTGAATTTTTCTGATGTACAATTGTATAAGCAACTTTTTGCCGCTCTTCTGCGCCGCCCACAGTGGCTTCCTTATATCGGTCAAGCTTTTTAAGGGTTTCCATAACAACCGAAAGAAGGGGAAGCCCCCGAACGCTATCGAGACGGAACTTTAACCCATATACAAGAAAGGCGCATTCTATATCCAACCCCTCAATCCGGGCCGGGATCCTTTCGAACTTAAAAATATCGTTGGGGTTTTCCCAAAGGCGAACATAAAAGGCGACAATTTTCTTTGTTTCATCATACTCCACCCCATTCCTTACCAGGTTTCCGTTGGGTAATACCATAGGAAATATTTCGTTTCCGTATTGGGGAGACATCACATGGCAGGCATCGATTAACTGAACCTTTGGAATGCCACCAATAAGCCGCAAAACAACGAGAACATCCCCTCCGACGATTGCGTTTTTATAGGTTTCGCTCGCAAGTTCATCGAGCGTATTCATTCCGGCATAATCCGAGGAAAGAGATTTTTTAAAGAGATTGAAACGAGCCTCAACTGAATTACAGAATGCCTGGTTATCGAAAACAAAACCCTCCTCTTTGAGTATTTCCTTGGATGGTTCCGCTTGCAATTTAAGTCCCTTCCCTATAACCCATTTCACCTTTCTTCCAATGATTGTCTGAGCCACATCACTTTCAAGAAAAGCCTGCCATGAGCGCAATTGCAATATGGCATAATCGGGTTTATAGTCCTTAATTGGCCCCATTTCGCCCATATTCTTTTCCCCATTAAATGAGGTCGCGAACATGAAACGAAAGCCAACACCGCCGCTTCCGGAATAATCGGCCTGCACGATTTTCCTTGTCTCCACTTTGGGAGTTGGATTGAGGAAAACGCCTATTCTATTCCAGATGTTTTTAGTATCGGCCATTGTTGAAATTGTTATTTCCGAATGATTTGGTGTCCTGAACCCGGAAAATACGCCCGTTAATTTGGTTCATGAGCATTTGTTGTATCTTCTCGAAGGAAAGAATCGATCTGGTAATGGCATCCACTCCCCGGTAATTACATTGGATCTTGGTTTGCCCATCATCCAGAATGTATTCCGTAATATTCTCATCCGCCGCCGCCGTCAATGCAACCGCATAAAGGGCATCGATAATGGCCTTGACTTTTGCCAGGCGACCAATATTATCCGTTGCCGAATTAATATAAACCGATGATGAAAAATAGAGTATCATGTTTACAAATTTAGCCTTTTGGTTTGATTCTTAACACTTTTTCTTTCCAGAAATAATAGACAACGCGAAAAAATGCAACGATTAACTCTTTCATGCTGTTTTAAGATTGGTAACTTTTGAAGATGAAATATTAATATTTAAAGTTCCAGGGGTATAGGTTCCCCCGGCAGAAGCAATCCCGGTGGCAATCAAAACAAGCTGTGCCTGAATTTGCGCCTGGAAGGCCGCGAGTCCGGAATTAAGAGGGGTATATTTTACAACATTGTCGGCATTCCCTCCCAATTGAAGGACTCCAGTTGATGTTAACCAGATGAACGTTTGCTCGTTTCCGTTGGCATCTGTAGAAAAAAGCCTCAGTTCCCCTTCCGCAGCCTTTGCATTCTTATTTATATATCCGACAATTACCGTATCCCCATTTTTAGCCGTCTCGCCATAAATGGCTATCATATCCTTTATGGGGTTATGATCAATGCCATAAGGCGCGGCCTGCATAGAGGTCTGCACATCGGATTTTCCAAACCGCAGGAACTTAACGATCCTCCGTTTAACAGAATCTACTGAAGTGGAATATACTTTTACCAGATTCATATCCTTGGGAAGTTACGGTGTGCGTCGACAAAAAGATTCTTTACATTCTGCTTATTATACGCCTCTGGAGGCACACAGGTTAGTTTTGCCGTCATTTTCTTTGCATCCCCTATATATTCAACATCCTGCACAAAGAAAGGCGTGGCCTTATTATAAATGTAGCATTCCGGGTTATAAACAGTGATTATGCTATTGGGTTTAATTAATGCCCCGTTAATATCCCATCTGTCGGTTGCAATCGTTAAAACTACATTCTTTAGTTCGGCAGCCAGCTTTTGCCTTCCGAACTCTTTTAACGAAACGTTTGTGCCAGAGGTTTGAATATGAACGACCGGGCGAAACAAAATAGGGCAGTATGGGTTTACAACCGTTTCCTCCCCGGCATTATCTGCCGCCGCATCGGCCTGGCTCATAACTACAATATGGGAATGCATCCCCTGCCCGTTAAAAGACATACTCATGCTCGTCCCGGGAATATCCCCATTTGGAAGATCGAAATCGATTATTGGCTTCTGATTTGTTTTGGCCTCCGTAAATAACAGATTCCCATTGGCATCATGGCTTAAAATAATATTCCTTTGAACCGCCAACTCCATTAGATAAGAACGGATATTTTGATCCTGCCGGGCATTCGCTTTATCTATTTTCTTTTCAGAAGCATCCGAAACCCCTAATGATTCTGAAGCAAAAATATTACCGGGGCCGTTTTGTATTTCCCCATCCACTATATTAACCTCTCCAGCCTCTTCGAACTGAATCTGGGAATTTGCACCTGCAACGGCATCAATTACAAGACCTATGCTGAATGGTTTTAATAATTTCAAGGCGATATCCTTCAAAGAAAGGCCGGTGGTTTCAAGCGGATAACATCCGGCATAAAGGGAAGTGGGAGGGATGTCGCAATCCTCAAGGGTTCCGGGTTTGGAATAACCGGCTATTTCTACTAAATGCTTCTTTGAACTTGCATTAAAAGCGTTTGAAATCGCATATCCGGTAATAAGAGTCTCGTCGTTATGCTGAACAATTACCTCGTGAAAATGACTTACACACGCAAGTTCGGCATGTTCCTTATTCGTTGGATCAAAATAAAACTTAAAAGAAAAGGTACTCGCAATGCTATCGTACTTCAAATTAACTCGAAAGTCATTGAATAGCTCGATATTGCGTTTACGGATCCTATCGTTTATAATGAGGTTCATATATAATATTTAAGCGGGGTATTCTTTTTAACTTGTAAAATTCCATTCAGGCCCAGATCGTTTTCTAACAGAAGCTCATCGATATTGTTATCGAAAGGATCTAAGCCATAAAGCCTATGAGTAAGAAGTATAATATTTGTATCGTATTCAACTATCAATGTCCTTTCCTTTCGGGAGATAAGCATAATCCTAAAGAGGTTTGATACCGCAACGTTAAACAAATAGTTGAGTGCAATCTGGCTGCCCATATCTGGAATGAAATATGAAGGGCTTCCACCGTTTGGAGATTGAAGCCTATCGAGATTCGCGATGTATTGATCATAAGCCAATGTAACCTGATCAATTATTGCAAGGACTTGATTTGCGGTTAGTATTTCTCCCGCCTGGAGTGGCAAAGACGACCCAAATAACATGGCCGAAATAACCGAACCAGCAAACGTTTGATAAAGCTGTTTTGATGATTTGCTTTGTAATCCGGCAATATTGGCCCCAAGGTTTTGAAACTGCTGATTAAGCGTATCTATTTTAGTCTGAAGATTAGCCGTAAACGTTGCAGGCTTGGTTATAAAAGCAAGCACTAACGTGACGGCTGTTTTCGGGTAAACAAGCGCGGTATTTACCGCCGCATTTGCTTGGTTAAAGAGTTGATTATACTCTTCGAACTCTTTAGGAATTTTAATAATTGGAACCGTGAGATTAAAGTTTCTTTTATTATTATATATTGTTGTTGCGATATCCGCAGGAGCAGGAGCAATAAGCTGATCTGAGAACGCGGTATCTAGAGAAACCTTTAAGGAGGCTATTTCATCAACCGGGTTAATCGTGGTTATCGGATTGGTATCATCAATGGTTTCAATCACCATTCCCGTAACCTTTGTAACATTAAATTCTGAATTATCAAAATTTAAGGATATTGGCTGTACGATTAGATTTCCATAAAACGGGTGATTTATTTTCCATGGACGACTATCGTTTGAAGAGAAATCGAAATCATCTGCCTGATCTAAATGGTCGTCGCCTTGGAAATACAACTCCAGATTATATTTCCTTCCTAAAGGGCGACCCCTTTTAACAAGAGTGCCATCTACATTTGGAAACTCAAACTCGGCAATATTAAACTCTTTAACCTTAGTCGCGTTTAACCAGGAGGGCGTGAACTGTTTTCCGTCCCCGGTTGTAATTATCAAATCATTCTGAATAAGATCGAGCCAGCTCATTTAATGATGTCCTCCTTCTAATTTGTGAATTTGCCTTTTCGCCTCTTCGATATAATACTTTTCCATCTTCTTTGCTGATTCGAGACTTGCAGAACGCATAAAGCCGGTTCCCTTTACTTTTGCCTGCCTGCCTGCTTTGAATGAATAAAGCGCAGTCAGCTTGAACTTTCCGTCCTCGGTTCTGCTCGTTGAGTTAACCCCCCATAATATTCCATTCCCTCCTAGTTCTCCCAATACAAACCCGCCCTTTCCTGCAAACATTACCGATTTAATAAACGCCTCCTTTACATTCTTTGCCTTTGCATTAATCGGATTAATGATTGTTTTAATCCGCTTGAGGCGCATATTGGGCTTAACAAGCCCCGTCATTGAATTGTCTTTACGCGCACCCTCCAAAGGAACAAAGGCCCGATTATTAATAGATCCCCCATTCTCTTGCTGTTCTAAATCCTTTACCGAATAGTTATCTCCCCCTTTGAGTTTGTTTTCTATAAAACCAACTCTTGCAACCATAGCGTCAACCTTAAATCCGGTGGCATATTCGTATTTACTATTCGCCTTAAAGAAATTATCGGAACGTTTAACAAACGTGGCGTCTGCCTTTGATGGCATTGTGTTTGTTTTTAAATCATAAGCGGCATTATTCAATGAACCACGGACGGCACTTGGAAGCGCAGATTTATGAAGCTTCTCCAGCTTATTTGTCATTCCAACAACCGCATCCGTATTGATATTTAAGTTCATTGAACTATTCCGTTAATGATTGAAAAATGGGATTTACACCCAACAATTCTGTTTATTGAAGGCTTAATCGTGTTTTCAGAAATTGACCAGCAGGGGCTTACTCCTGGTATAAGATTAAGCTGAATTATTGCAGCGCAACCGCATGGGCAATGAAGCGAGGCGACCATGTTTATTCTATCGATATAAACAATATCCTCTATAATATCTCCTTCCATTGCATCCGCAACGTTTACAAAAGTGTATTTCTTAGTTTTCATTATGTAAGTGCGACTGTACATTCTATTGAAACATTACTTGTTCCGGTCCAGTAAACCTGAACCTGACCATCAGATCCGCTCCCCACTCCATTTATAAGAATAGAACATCCGACCGCATTTCCAAAAACCGGAATGCTTACGGCTGTTGAGTTCAGAGGAATAAAACCGGCAGGGAGAGTAAATATTACGCTTCCGCTGCTTCCTCCCTGAACGACTCCTGTCATTCTTAAAACAGTTCCATTTAATTCTTTCCGAAATCTCATCGGCTGAGATCCGGCTCCAGACCATGCCCATGAATGTTGAAATCCAGGCGCACCTCCTCCGGATCCTACTGTAACCCAATTACCATATAGTTGTTTATTAATCGTTGCAAGTAATGCAGCGATTAATTGATATCCGTTAGTATCATTATCGGGCAAATTATTTCCCGTAATTCCTCCCTGGGACATTATTGATTCGAGAAACTGATGCATATCGGCATAAACCAGCCGATTTACCGGGGTGCCATCATTTACTCCGGTATCATCTTTTATATCTCCAAATGAATAGTTTACATCCGGTGCGTAAACATTGGGCTTTAGTTTTAATGGGATCATGTTACACGTAGTTTATGAGCAAAATTCCAACAGTCTGAACTTGCTTGATTTTTAATATTAATTGTCTGAATTGCGCCTTTTGAGCGATTGGAACATTAGCGTATTGCCCGGCGGGAGAACCGCATATATAAAAAGTATTTCTCCAGTCTCCAACAAATCCAAAAAAGCTATCTAAGTATTCATCGATATGATTAACGATTAAATTATTATAATAACCGCCATGCTGCCTGCTCCCATGATTAAATTGACCGTGTCGATTATAGTTTTTGAAAATATTTAATCCCGTTAATTGCTCTGGAGTAAGGGTTGTATAGCCTGACGGGTAATTGAGAAAACGATTCTCGTAAACCGTTACGTTAAATCCGGCGAGATTCAACTGTTCCTGTAAATACAAATAAGACCCTTTAGCCGGATTCGGGCCGGGCTGATTCATCTTCTGTTTAATTAGAAGCATTCGAGCAGCGAGTGGCACGGCAAGATTTGTAATAAGGCCCAATCTCCGCTCCCAATCCGCAGCATCATCTAAAGTGAATCCGGCGTTATCTGGCAGGATATCAAATAGAATACTCGTCGCATCGTTATACGCCCTTTCTTCACTTTTACCCAATCCAATGTGCAGCCCTTCTAATTCGCTTCCTTCGTACATTGAAAACGCACGGCCTTTGGGATAAAGCTGTTTAGAAAGAGATAAGAGTTGATCCCCAATTTTAGACATACGTTACCGAGTTTAAATACGGAATATTACCCAATATAAACCGATATGAAGTCAGGATGGTTCCGTTTATTTTAAATGTTACACTGGTAAATAATGCCCCAGGAATTGAAGTAATAATCACCCCCACTAAATTATTTCCGTTTATGGTGTCATTTTTATTTACAAGAATATCCGCAGCAGAAACAAACGGTCGCATGGCATTTGTCGCCGCTGTAAAGGCGGCTAATAATTGCGCTATTTGAGCCGATGTAATACCAGTAAATCCAGTTACTATAATATCCACAGTAATGATTGACACCGGCAAATAATTAACCTGCCATACCCCAAGCGGCCTCCGGCCTCTTTCTAAGATTGGAAGGCTTGTATTTGGGTTAAACTCAACTACACTTTGAACCGCCAAAAGCATCGAAGCCGATGGGGTTCCTTTCCCATCAATTGAATCCGCAACAATAGACTCCACATAAAGATCGATCTCGTTAATATTTCCAGAGGACGCATAAGGGTAAACAACCGCAACCCCTTGAGCATCCTGCGACCATAAACGATAATCAACCGCCGATCCCCCCTGCGGAGAAAGTTGGTAAGAATTTATAATCGCCTGCCGATAAGCTTCAATCGTTTCCGCATCCAATGGTTGAACGACCTGTGTTATTACCATTACGCTTGAGCTTACAAGCGCAATCGGGCCTGTTGCCGTGAGGGTATCGTAAACATTAAGGAGTGCGCCGGTTCCGGAAGTTAATGCCCTCAATACGATTTGATCGTTTGTTGAAAGCATTGTATAAGCGTTATCAAGGATGAATAATATCCCTGGGCTTTCGGAATTATCATCGCTTTTGAAAGTGGTTGATGCCGGGATAAATGCCCCCGCAACACCGCTTAATTGCACCGAATATTGCGCCGCCACCGCTGGCTTTGGATTCCTTCCGAGCTTAACAAGTCCGAAACGCTCCAGCGTGCCTCCAATCGCTGCCGGATCCGCAGTATCCACAAAAATATTCTTTTGAAGATTCGCAACAGCCAGATAAAACGATTTCAATTTGGCAGCTTGAGTGGCCGACAATGCATTCAGAAAACTTTTACCCGCAGTAATGGTGGCATTATATTGCGTTTGCAGATCTGCCTTTACCCCGTTGTAAAGCTGTACGAGTGTGGGTATGTTTATCATAGCAAGAAATCGTTATTAAAATCAGTTAATACCCAGTCGCCGGTTAGAGCCTTTTTGAAACTAATAACCTTAACTTGCTGCCCTCCAGAAGGAAGAGTGATCAATATTGAAGCATCAATCCTTTCCGGCCCCGTAATTGTAACCGTTACCTTTACCCTTCCTCCCGGAGAAAGGAATTGAAGGTCGTCGGTCATTGCGTTCTGTATTTGTATCCTTCCCGCGCTCGAAAGCTCTGTTTCGTTGAGCATTCGTTCGGTCTTTGAATTGAATTGGGAAATCTGATCCGAAGCCCAGAATAAATTATTTCCCCAATAATCAAACGATTGCGCGTTCTGTGGCACATCGGCTTTGTTGCTTGGGGTTGATTCCTTATTTCCCCCAAACATTGCCAGGTAAGGCTGATTTTCGCCGTTATTAACCACTACCAAATCAGTGCCATTGAAAACAATGTCGCCGCCATTTAACGTTTCCACAAGAGCGATATCAAAACCCATTAGTGCGCGGGATGAGTTGAAACGGTTTTAATTTCTATGCCCGGCCCTCCACCTGTTGTTTCGGTCCGATTATTAGGATCCTTAATTGTAATCGTTGCCTTTGCATGGTTTGTTTGTTCCATTTTGGACATTATCGCCTCATGCTGCACATCTTTGCTGCTTGCTTCGGGAATAACAAATGGACTAAAATCGGGGCCATTATAGTCCCCCCTTCTCTTTCCTGATGTAAGCGTATCTGCTCCGGAAATTCCAAAATCAGATCCTTTTAAAATGGGTATTTTTGCAACCATTTTATCGTGCTTAATTTCGGCTTGGTTGTCATTATATACCTTCTCGGCATTCAAAAGGATGTTTTTCTCCATCTTTTTGTTAAGCTCGTCTATTGATTTGGCCGCATCGTCGGCATCGTTATGTAATAGTTCATATCCTATTCCTAAGAGTCCCAAGAGTCCTAATGCAACACCAATCGGAGATGCTAACATTGCGATGTTTAGTTCTTCAGTTGCAACAGTGGCGAGTTTTGTTGCAACCTTCTGCGCTTCAAGTGCCACCGCCTGCGCTTCTGTATAAACAACCGATTTTTTTGTTAAAGCATTATATAAACCCAGAGCGATATTATATGCGAATAGATATGCGCGCCCAACCATAAACGCCGCCTTTAATCCAAGAAATAACACTAAGGCACTTCCTCCTATTTCTACAATCGCCGCTAAATGATCAGTGAGAAATTCTATTGATCTTTGAAAGAATGTCATGCCGTCTCTGGCGGCATCACTTCCAATTAACATATTTGTCCATGCCGATTTTAAACGGTTTAAAGACTCTTCCAGGGTTGATTCTCGGACGGCTGCCATTTCTTCTGCCTTACCTTGTTCTTTGGTTTTTTCCATTAATCCATCCAAAGCATCAGCATGCGATAAAAGGCCTTTAACATATTCTGCATTTCTGGGACCGAATAGCTTATCAATCAATGCTCCTTTACCTTGGATCTTTTGAAGCATCTCAAGTTTATCGGCCAATGATACGGTCGAACTTGCAAGAACCTTTGTATGTACCCCCATGTGTTCCAGCGAGGCTTTTGTTTGCGGAGTAACCGTTTTCATATTCTCAAGAACGATTAAGAACTTTCGAATATGTGCGCCGGATTCTGTCGCTCCTTCTCCAGCTGCCCGGAAGGTGGAACTCAACTGAAGTAGTGCCGTATCCTCCGCGATAGACATGCCCATTGCTTTGGCAGTCATTCCAAATTGGGTTAATCCATCGGAAAGATCATTGATTTTATATTTACCTGCTTGGGATGCAGCAGCCAACACATCAACCATTTCGGCAGAATCTTCAGCCTGTAAACCCATTTTATTCATAAGGGTTGTAAGGCTTTCGGCGGCGGGAGCTAATTGGGATCCTGTTGCTTTTGCCATTAATATAGCGGCATCCGCAACCTTAGAAAGCCCATCGGCATTATCTGCTAGATCTGGATTTGCTTTTGCGACAATCGTAAAGACATCCGCGACATCGAGTGCGCTTTTCTTGCTTGTATTTGCTACCTCAAGGATCTTATCTTTGAATCCATCGAACGCTTTTCCGGTAAGCCCTGTCGTTGCTTGTAAATTAGCAAGTTTATCCTGGTATTTTGTAAGCGATTCGAAAGAGAACTCCCCAAGCTCAATGCCTTTCATTGCGATCTCCGCAGCCGATGCCATTTCAAAAAGTTCGTGCTGGGCGTGAGTAAGAACCGGAGTAAGCTTCCGGAAGGCGCGCTCGGCTCTTGAAATTTGGGCTTCAGCCTTTATTGCGAACGATTCAGTGGCCCCCATCATGCCCCTAACAACCCCGCTAAAGGAGTCGGAAGCCGTAAAAGAAGTCGGAATTGTAAAGCCCATTATTTCTTATCTTTTAAACGTTTTGATAATTCAACTATCGCATCAAACCAATAGTATAAGCCATGGTAATCCTTTCGGTCAAGAAAAAGGCCGCCAATTACTTTTGGCGGCCAGTTGTATTCTCGTGCCACGGAGCGCACCATATTTTGCAGGCTCTTTTCGTTTACGAAAAAAAAACAAGGAATATCGCCGATGCGACCTTGTAATCTTTCGAATCCATTTTTCTTATAAGACCAAGCGGGCGTGAAGTAAGTGCGGCAATGTGCGCGCATACCCTTCCGGCCCCATCTTCGGCCTTTATACCGGTCATGCGCGATTGAACCTTATCCATGCTGATTCTATTGGCATATTTCAATTCATCGACCGGAGCTGTACCTTCAATGGTAAGCGGGAAACGGAGTTTTTGAACAAGAGTAAAATCGTCGTTTATAATGAGATTCCCTTTTTGAACCTCATCGATAAAACGATTGATTGTTTTCTTTTCCTCTTCGCGATCATCGGAAGTAACATCATGGAAATCGAGCCATTTATTTACCTCTTCCGTTGCAAGATCTTTGTCGATCACTTTTCCTTCGCCCATTTTTTATTGTTTTAAAACGCCGCCTCCAGCGACCTTTAATGAGAATGTGGCCTCGTTTCCATCGGCCTTAATATCACCAACCGGCATCCCTTTGCCACCGTAAATCGCCCCGTTGATATGGGTAAAGGTCCAATCAGCAGGAACCGGGTTTGAAGCAAGAGCAACGGCATTCTCCAGGTCTTTGGCATTGTTCATATCGTTGGCGATAACGCCTTCGAAAGACCAACGCTCCCGGT